ACCTCAGAGCGCGTCCCGGAAGGCGCGGTCAAGTTGTTCGAGATCGTCAACAGCCTACGGAAGCCCTGACGCCTGCACTTTCAAGATCGCCCTGATCTCGGCGGCGCCGGTTTCATCCCAGCGCGCCAGCAGCTTGTTGATGTCCTTGGTCTTCACCACTTCGCGCTCCTGGCCGGCGCAGTAGGCTCGCGCGGTGTCCTTGTCGATGTGGAACGCCCTGGCCACCGCCGCCACCTCGCCGCCGAAGAACACGGCCGCCCATTTGACGAACGCCTTGCGATCGCCGGCGAAACGCAGCGCCGCCTTGCGAACCGCCGCGACGTGCCGGCGGACCAGGCGCTCGTCGTCGCCTTTGGCCGGAAAAGCCATCCCGGCATCCGGTAGCATCTGCGGCCACAATCGCGCTGCCATCGCCGTGGCGACCGGCACGATGATGCCCCCGGAAGCATTCGCATTCGGCATGTCGGTCTTCGGGTTGGTGCCGACGCCCAGGCGGTCGGCCTCGGGCTGGTCCGATCGGTTGAAGCCCTCGATCGCCCGCACCTCGTTGGGCGTCATCCACGCCGGCGAGCCGCCACTGCCCAGCGCCTTGGAGAAATACTCGCCGCGGCTCTTGGAGTCGCCGCGCAGCAGCGCCTCCATGTTGAACTTGGCCTCGAACGACCGGGTGGCGATGATCAGGTCGCGGCGGATCGCCTGTTCGATGCGCCGCACCCAAGGCCGCAGCGTGTACTTGACGAAATCGAGCGCGTCCTGTTCGGCGTTGCCGCCAGACTTTTCGATGCCGAGCAGATACAGCGGGATGCGCCACCGCATGGCGATCAAGGTGATCTGCCATTTCCGCGCCTCGGTGAGCTGCGAGTCCTTGGCGCCGAAGGTCGCCGGCTTGAAGTCCATGCCCTCCTGCAGGACGATCGGCCGGTGCGCGTTGTCGATGCCGGCGAACCGCTCGACCAGCCGCTTAACCAAGTTGCGCTGCGCCTTGTTGGACAGCTTGCCCGGGTGCACCAAGTAGCCGCCGATGTTGAGGCGGTTCGAGAACACCCGCGCCGCGTATGAATCCGCCGCCATGCCGAGGCCGATGTCCTCGGCCGCCAGGTCGACGGCGTGCAGTCCCTGGACACCGTCCGACGACAGGCCGGGAATCCGAAACACTTCCTCCTGCAACAGCACCCGCTGCAGCCCGGTGCGCGGATCGGTGACGCGGAACCGCAGCGACTTGTCCGGCAGGGTCTCGACAACGACTCGCCCGGCGTGCAGCGGCAGTAGCTGATCGACGGCGCCGCGCGGCCCGGGCACGATCTCGGCGTAGCCGGTGCCGCGGACCGATGCGTGCAGCATCATCATTTCCCAAAACTCGACGGCGGTCTGCGTCCGGTTCGGCTGGTATCGGATCAGCTCGTCGAGCGGGTGGTTCGGCGCCGGCACGTGGCCACCGTCTGGTGTCTCCCGGAACATCGCCACCGGCAGGGATGCTACGGTTTCGGCCAGCACCTTGATGCACGAGTAGACGGCGGCCGCCTTGAGCGCGATGTCGGGCGTCACGATCACCCCGGCGGCGTTCGATTTCGACGGATACTCGGTGTACCAGAAGTCGTCGGCCGGCGCCGGACTGGCGGCGAGCCGTTGAAAGCCGCTGCGAATCCTATCGACGGCGTTGTTCAACCAGCCCATTCACGGCTCCCGTTGCCCGTTAGAGGAAAAAATCTTCGTCTTCGTAAGCTGATTTTTCCGACGCTCCGGCCGCCGCGGCAAGCCGCACGGCCATCGCCAGGGCAACGAGCCCGTCAATCCGACCTGTTGATTTTCGTTTGGTGAATTTTCTGTTGGCAGCCGCGTCAGTCTCGAGCACCGCGCTGGCGACGTTCCACCGCAGCACCGGGTTGGCCAGGACGTGCAGGGTGCCGTTGAGGATCACCTCCTCGATGGCCTCCACCGCCTTGCCCATGTCGATAAACCCCTGCCCGTGGGGCGTCAGCTTGATGCCGGTGCCGGGCGGTTTGTCGTCGGCCTTGAAGCACTCGATCCCCTCGGCGTCCAGCTCGCGGATCAGGTCGTCGATGCGGTGCCGGTCGTAGCCGATCTCGACGAGCCGGTGATCGCCGGCGATGGTGCCGATGCGCTGGGCGACGTAGGCGTAGTTGATCGACTTGCCGGGAACCGCGTGCAGGAAGCCGTCGCGCTCCCAGGTGGTGTAGGGGACGCGGTCGGTCTCCTCGCGGTCCTTGAGCGTGTCCTTCGGCGTCCAGAACTCGACGAACGCCTCGATCACGCCCTTTTTATTCGGTTCGAACGCGATCGCCAGCGCGGTCAGGTCTTTCTTGCTGGACAGGTCGAGGCCGCCGTGGGCCTGGCGCTTCCGTCTCGTCACCAGCTCGATCGGTTTCTCGCACGCCATCCAGGTTTCGTGCGCCACCCACGCCGCCGAGGCGTCCGTCCACTGGCAAAAATTCAGGCGCCGGACGAGGTTCTCTTTCGACGGCATGCCGCGAGCCTGGCGCACCTGTTCGCGCAGGTAGGCGTGCTTGATGGTGACGCCCAGCGCCGGGTTTACCTTCACCCAGCATCGCTCGTCCTTGAACGGGTCGTCGGCCGGGAACTTCGGGTCGACCACGCCGTCGTCCAGTGCGCAAATATAAGCGAAGAAGCTGTCGTCCTCGATGGCGGCGATGACGACCTTGATGCCGTAGGCGTGATACTCGTAGCAAACCGTCTCCCGATCGACACCGGAGTTGGTGATCATAAAGATCATCGCCTGCCGGCGGAACTTGGTGCCGCTGCGCAGGTACTCGACCATGGCGTTGGTCGGGTGCTCGTGGATCTCGTCGAGCAACGCGCAATGGGGTCGCGGGCCGGATTGTCCCTTGCCGCGGTCCTCGGTCGAGATCGGCCGGAAAAAGCTGCCGGTCTGCAAGTAAGCGATGTTGGTCTTATCCACCCCGCCGCTTAACAGCAGCCGGTCGGATAGGGGTTGCGATTGCTGGACCATCGCTACCGCGTCGCGGAACAAAATCTTCGCCTGGTCCTTTTTTGTCGCGGCGCTGTAGCACTCGGCCCGCGCCTCGCCATCGGCGGTCAGCATGTATATGCCGACGCCCGCGGCTAGGGGTGATTTCCCGTTGCCGCGACCCTCCTCGATGAAAGCCACGCGGAACCGGCGCGAGCCGTCGGCACGCTTCCAGCCGAACAGCGAGCCGATGATGAACCGCTGCTCGGGCAACAGGTCGAACGGCACGCCCTCGAACTGGCCGCCGTTCAAGTGCAGCACGTCGGAGAAAAATCTTATTGCCCGCAACGCCGCGCGGAGATCCCAGGCAAGTCCGCGATCGGCACCGTCTTTCAGATCGCGGCGGTGTCGCGCGCACGCCAGCCGGACGTAGGGCCCGGCGATGATCTTGCCGGCCAGGACGTCGTCGGCGTACCTAGCGACCGGGTCGCGGTCCCGGCTACGCGGAGAAGTAGCTGTCCGCTCTTTTCGGGGCATCGGCCGGTTTCTTCGCGACGTTGGTGGCGACCCGCGTCCTGGCCGACGGCGTCATGCCGAACTCGATCATGAACTTGTGCATCAGCTCGAGCGCCTTGTTGCGGATCGCCAGGAACGGCGACTGAATCGGGTAGCCTCCGGTTTCCTCGCGCACCACGGTGCCGTCGGGCAGCGTCTTGGTCTTGGTGCGCACCGGCGACTTCACCACCTTGCCGAACTCCTGCAGCTTCGCCTCGGCCTCGGCCCAGTCGGCGCAAGCCTGGCAGTAGGCGGCCAGCGCGGCGCGGTCGATCGACGTCAGCAACCCGAGCCGGTAGAGCTCGAAGCTGACCCGTTCCCACTCGGCTTTCGCCGGCTCGGACAGGTGCGCCGGCACCGGCGGAACCCTGGCTTCGGGCCGCGGCTCGTCGTCGCGGCCCCGGCGCTTCCCCGGGTTTCCGGTGACCAGCTTGATCACGCTCGGCTTGGGTTTCCGGCCTCTCATGACATCCTCGGTTTTTAATCACGGGCCAATTCGGCCACCAGGCGCCGTTCCACATGGTCGGCCGGCCAGCCCCGCCCGCCAGCCGGTGCGCCAACGGGTGCGCCAGCATAGGGCGCCTTGGCCCTAACCTTGGCTTTCCGGGCCATGCCTCCCCCTTCCCAATTTCGCGGCGACGCACGCTAGCT